TTGGACCTATGTTAGGACAACATCATCAATTTCATCATTTTAATCCTGGAAAAAGTAAATTTGGTGAAGAAAGATATTTTAATATTGCAAAAGATAGAATTAATAATATTAAAAATAATCCTTTGATTACTGCATTTAACTGAAGCGTTTAAACTGTCTACCTAGACGAAAGGCATTAATTGTGCTATTATTTACTTAAATCTCTTACAGTTTTATACTATGAATGAACAATTAAAGAGTGATCTACTCAAGAATGAAGCAGATGAATTTTGGGCAAACTGTGAATCAAAAGCAGCAGAACTTGAGATAACTGTTGACTATTATTTGGAGGAGTTCTATATATAAAGTATATAATTATTCTTTATTAAATTAAAATCATGGATGAAAAAGACAGACGTTACAAGATCATGTGTAGTGCAACTACAGGTTGGACAATCATAGATGAACATGCACATAATCTTACTAAAGAAGAGTGTGATAAATGGATTCAAGATTTATTAAAAGGTGGTGCTAATCCAAATTATTTTAAAGTAGTAGCAAATAATGATCCTAAGTATATTGATCCAGAAACAGGAAGTTCTTTATGACTATCACATCTAATCAACCTGATATGTACGTCACTTTCAGAGATCACATACGTCATGGTAATGTATGGACTGCTGAAGTAGAATTGGGTATGCAAGATACATTAGATGAACCAGCATATCCTCTATGGATAGTTGTTGATGTAATTGCACCTAATAGAGATCTAGCAAGATATATTGTGGCAGAAATGTACCCTGATTACGAATCAATTACTATAGAAAATGAACCACTCTCCGAAGACGAACTATGATCCGCAAGTTGATGATTATGTTATTTGGAACCGACCAAATGGAGACATAGAAGAAGGGTGGGTATATTTTAAGGGTGATCCAATAGACAATGAAAAACGTATTAAGGATGGGTGGAACTCTGTTTCTAGATACATTACTATAGAAACTAATGTAAGAGATAAACCAGATTGTTTTTATACTTCTGGTAAACCAATGCTACATAAAAAGATTCACACATTATTATTATGTAATGAACAATGTTGGCATGAGTTAGAATATGTTAAACATAGAAGAACTAGAGAGATATTACATTATTCACAGTATGATGATGTTAATGAAGAGAATCAATTAGCAGATAAATCTGGTGTTGAAATGTATAAAGCACAAGAAGGGAGATTGCAAGATTATTAATAACTGAAGCGTTTAAATTGTTCCTCTAGTATAACAACAATTAAATTATTATGCGTCCTTCTCAAGTTTTAAAAAGATTAAATGAACTTCGTAAAGTTTATCAGGAACAAACATTCAAGTTTACTTCTGAACAACAAAAAGAATATGATAATTTGAAAGAAGTGCGTAGAGAAAGAGTAAAGTATTTTTATGATAATGATTTAGTATGGAAGGGTAGTGCTAAAAAGGAGGATACTAAATAATTAAAAACTATAGAAAGATGCCATACCACGTTAAAACTCCAAAAGCATTGGGAACTGGTGATGTTTACTGGAAGGGTAATAATACTTGGACAGAAACTTATGCTGATCGTACACAATTTGCTAATATATCTGATGCAAATGCGATTAAAGCAACAACAGAAACTAGAGTGATTGGTGGTAAGACTATGACTTATCAACCTAAATGGTTCGCAGATTCAACAGTAGTAACGGAGTAATTTCATGCCTTATTATATAAGTAGTAATGATGACAAAACTAGGTATCAATCAAATGGTCAACCATCAAACTTAGTAGATAGACCAGCAGAATATTCAAGTGAAAGTGATGCTGCTGCTGTTGTCTCTTCTCTTGGTTCTGATTATAAAGTAGTTTTTGCAGTTTCTGCAAATGCTGTAGCATCTACCCCATAATGAAAAGTTTCAATCAATTCTTAACAATTTGTGAGGCAATCTACGACAGAGATAAAAAATCTGACGTAGATCTTGAGGTGGGTAAGATAGGTAAGGAAAGAAAGAAGACTACACCAGAAAGACGTAGGACTAAGGCAGCAGGTGGAGGAAAGACTGCACCAGCAAAAGAGTATAAACCACGAAAAGATATAGGTAAGCAACGTCAAGCATCTACTAGGGTTCAACAACCTGAGAAGGCAAGAGGTAGTGCAGCACTATCACCTAGAGAACAGCAACGTAAAGCAGCACTAGAGAGAAGAAAAGGTAAATCTGGTGGTAGTAAGAAGGACTTAGAGAAAGCAGCATCTAAGATGTTGTCTAAGAAAACAACTAAGACAGTTGATCCTAAGTATAAACCAACTGGTAAAGCAGGTCATACTGGAACCAGTAAGAGACAATATACTACACCAGAGAGACAGAAGTTGCAGAGAACTGGTGATAGATTGTTGAAAGATATTAGGAAGAAGAAAGAGAAACCAGCATCATCTTATGATCCTAAATTGGGATAATAATATTAATAACTGAAGCGTTTAAAATGTATGCTCTATGAGAACCCTGTAAGGGTCTACAACGTGGTCTTTATTGACTTTACGTTATTCACTATGCTATACTTATTATATGATTGAATTACGTGAGCATCAACTAAGAGTCGTGAATAAAATGCTTAATCACCAAAGAGGGCAAGTGATTGTCCCAACTGGTGGTGGCAAAACTATTTGTATGATTAGTGATGCTATTTCCCAACTAAGTAAAAAGAATCAAACTATAGTTGTTGTTGCTCCGCGTATTTTATTAGCACAACAATTATCATCTGATTTTCTTAAATTAGTACATCCAGTTAAGGTATTGCACGTTCATAGTGGTGAAACTGACCACTATTCAACAACAGATAGTAAAGGTATATTTGAGTGGGTTGTAAGTAATTGGAATGATAATAGAATTATATTTTCTACATATCATTCATTACATAGAATACAGGAGTCTAGTATTCCTGTAGATACAATATATTTTGACGAGGCACATAATAGTGTTCAGCAACATTTCCACCCTTCTACTAGATTTTTTGCAACTACAAATAATCGTAGGTGTTTCTTCTTTACTGCTACTCCTCATCATAGCAATAATGATGAAAGAGGTATGAATAATGAAGAAGTTTATGGTAAAGTCATTGAGCAAGTACCAGCACCAGAGTTAGTAGATGCTGGTGTTATACTACCACCTAAAGTAGTTGTTAATCAATGTGAAATGATTAGAGATAGAAAGATAACTTGTGAAGATGATGCTGATAATATATTGTCTAGTATTGATTCTAATTCTGTAGATAAAATATTAATTTGTGCTAGAAGAACCTCACAAATTGTTAGATTGTTTGCTGATAGTAAATTAGGTACAGAATTATATGGTAGAGGATATAATTGGATGTATATTACTGCTAAAACTGGTGCAGTTATTAATGGAATTAAAGTGAGTAGAGTTAAGTTCTTTGAGACATTAAATACTTGGGGTAAGGATAATACTAGGTTTGTTGTGTTACATCATAGCATACTATCTGAAGGCATAAATGTTAATGGACTGGAAGCAGTATTGTTTCTTAGGTCTATGAATTATACTACCATTAGTCAAACTATTGGTAGAGTAATTAGGAAAGGAAATGTTAACAAACAGTTTGGCATTGTGTCCATTCCTGTGTATGATAGAGTTGGTATTAGTACATCAAAGAAAGTTAATGCAGTTGTTAATACTATTTTTGAACAAGGTCAACCTGCTATTTCTACAAAATGAATCAAACTAACAAACGTTGTTTAAAAGAACTAGATACTTATTGGAATGAAAGATTGGCATATTTGGCACAATCTGATAGATTAGATGATGCTGAAGCACTCTATTCAGAGTATAATATTGATGGTGAAAATCTAATTTATGAAGCATTTGATAGAAATGCAGACATCTTATTTTTGGAGTATCTAAATGACTTATGAACCACAAGTAGATGACTATGTAATATGGAAAAGACCAAGTGGTGACTGGGATGAGGGATGGGTTTATTTTAAGGGTGATCCTGTAGATAATGAGAAAAGAGTTAAACAAGGATGGAATAATGTTTCACAATATATTACTATAGAAATTCATGTATATCCAAAGAAAGAATGTGTTTACACAAGTGGTAAACCAATGAGACATAAGAATATACATTGTTTGTTAATATGTAATAAAGATAACTGGAATGAGTTAGAATATGTTAAGAATAGAAGAGGAGATTCAATGGCAGATATGTATAAATCACAAGAAAGACCATTAGATATAGATAGTTATAGTCATATCCCATCAAGATACTAACATGAATCCTGATAAGATTAAGATAGCACCAGAAAGAGAATTTGAGTATGAGAAAATATCAAGAACTATTGATAAGATGGATGATATGGAGGATGTAAAGTTGTTGCTTAAATATACTATTAAGATGGGAATGAAGCAAACTGAGATACTAGGTAATATGTTATTAGTTAAGTATTAATACCTAAGCAGAGG